TCATAATGTAACTTTAAACACAATATTATGGATAAAAAAAGAGTTTATACCTTTGGAAATGGTCAGGCAGAAGGAAAAGCTGACATGAAGAATTTGTTAGGCGGTAAAGGTGCTAATCTTGCCGAAATGAATTTAATCGGAATTCCAGTTCCCCCCGGATTTACAATAACAACAGATGTTTGTACAGAATACAATACATTAGGACGTGATAAAGTGGTTGAGTTGCTGAAAGATGATGTCGTAAAAGCCATTGCTAATGTAGAGGCGTTGATGAAATCTAAATTTGGTGACATTGACAACCCGTTGTTGGTATCGGTTCGTTCGGGTGCACGCGCGTCTATGCCTGGTATGATGGATACTATTCTGAACTTGGGTTTGAATGACGAAGTGGTAGAAGGTATTATCCGCAAGACCGGTAACGCACGTTTTGCATGGGACTCTTATCGTCGTTTCGTACAAATGTACGGTGACGTTGTACTGGGCATGAAGCCTACAAATAAAGAGGATATCGACCCGTTCGAGAAAATTATTGAAGAAGTGAAACACGCGAAAGGCGTAAAACTAGACAATGAACTTGAAGTGGAAGACTTGAAAGAACTTGTCAAGAAGTTCAAGGCTGCCGTGAAAGAACAGACAGGAAAGGATTTCCCGACTTGTGCATACGAGCAACTTTGGGGAGCTATCTGCGCCGTATTCGATTCATGGATGAACGAACGTGCTATCCTTTATCGTAAAATGGAAGGCATTCCTGACGAATGGGGAACAGCTGTAAATGTGCAGGCTATGGTATTCGGTAATATGGGCGATACTTCTGCGACAGGTGTTTGTTTCTCACGTGACGCTGCTACGGGTGAAGACCTTTTCAACGGTGAATATCTGATTAACGCACAAGGTGAAGACGTGGTAGCCGGTATCCGTACTCCGCAACAGATTACCAAGATCGGTTCTCAACGTTGGGCACAGTTGGCCGGAGTAAGCGAAGAAGAACGTGCTGCGAAATATCCTTCTATGGAAGAAGCCATGCCGGAAATCTATCAAGAATTGGATGCGCTTCAGACTAAGCTGGAAAATCACTACAAGGATATGCAGGACATGGAGTTCACCGTACAGGAAGGTAAACTTTGGTTCCTCCAGACTCGTAACGGTAAACGTACAGGTGCCGCCATGGTGAAGATTGCTATGGATTTGCTCCACCAAGGCATGATTGATGAGAAAACAGCTTTGATGCGTGTTGAACCGAATAAACTTGACGAACTTCTTCATCCGGTATTTGATAAGGACGCTTTGAAAGCTGCAAAAGTCCTGACCCGTGGTCTTCCGGCTTCTCCGGGTGCTGCAACCGGTCAGATTGTATTTTTTGCTGATGACGCTGCCGAATGGCATGCTGCCGGCAAGCGTGTGGTAATGGTTCGTATCGAAACTTCTCCTGAAGACTTGGCCGGTATGGCAGTTGCTGAGGGAATCCTTACCGCTCGTGGTGGTATGACTTCTCATGCTGCTGTGGTAGCTCGTGGTATGGGTAAATGCTGTGTATCAGGTGCAGGTGCTTTGAATATTGATTATAAGGCTCGTACCGTAGAAATTGACGGTGTTGTTCTGAAAGAAGGTGATTACATCTCTTTGAACGGAAGTACGGGTGTAGTATATAATGGTAAAGTAGAAACGAAAGCTGCCGAGCTTTCCGGTGACTTTGCCGAATTGATGACGCTTGCTGATAAATATACCCGTTTGCAAGTGCGTACGAATGCGGATACTCCTCATGATGCGGAAGTAGCACGTAATTTCGGCGCTGTGGGTATCGGTCTTTGCCGTACGGAACACATGTTCTTTGAAGGGGAAAAGATCAAGGCAATGCGCGAAATGATCTTGGCAGAAGATGCGGAAGGACGCCGTAAGGCATTGGCTAAGATTCTGCCGTATCAACAGGCCGACTTTAAGGGTATCTTTAAGGCAATGGCAGGTTGTCCGGTGACAGTGCGTCTGCTCGATCCTCCTTTGCATGAGTTTGTTCCTCACGATCTGAAAGGACAACAGGAAATGGCGGATACAATGGGTGTAAGCCTGCAATATATCCAGCAGCGTGTAGAGTCTCTGTGTGAACATAACCCGATGTTGGGTCACCGTGGTTGCCGTCTGGGAAATACTTATCCTGAAATCACTCAGATGCAGACACGTGCTATCTTGGGTGCTGCATTGGAATTGAAGAAAGAAGGTGTAGAAACACATCCTGAAATCATGGTTCCGTTGACTGGTATCTTATATGAATTTAAGGAACAGGAAAATGTGATTCGCACGGAAGCAGCGAAGTTGTTTGAGGAACTGGGAGACAGCATTGACTTTAAAGTAGGTACAATGATCGAAATCCCGCGTGCTGCGTTAACTGCAGACCGTATTGCTTCTTCTGCCGAATTCTTCTCATTCGGTACGAATGACTTGACACAGATGACCTTCGGTTATTCTCGTGACGATATTGCTTCTTTCCTTCCTGTTTATCTGGAAAAGAAGATTTTGAAAGTAGACCCGTTCCAAGTGCTCGACCAGAATGGTGTGGGACAGTTGGTACGTATGGCAACAGAAAAAGGCCGTGCAATTCGTCCGGACTTGAAATGTGGTATTTGTGGTGAGCACGGTGGCGAACCTTCTTCAGTGAAATTCTGTCACAGAGTAGGATTGAACTACGTTAGCTGCTCTCCGTTCCGAGTGCCTATTGCAAGATTGGCGGCGGCTCAGGCGGCAATCGAGGAATAGCACGATATAGCTGATACTCAATACAATAGGCGGTATGCTTTTCATTTACAAAGGCTTACCGCCTATTGTATTTTTAAAAGGTACGTTCATTCCGCACGGAAAATGAGCGTAATAAACGCAAATGTTTAGAGAATGTTGTTGTGCTTTTCGTTGGGTGTTTAGAGCGTGTTTAGAGCCGTAATTGATGATATTACAGAAAGTTAAGACATTGGAAGCTGTTTGGAATAAATTTAAATAATAACATAATAAAGACATAGAACGATATGGCAACATTTAAAGCGTGTGTTCAAAAAGAACGCAAGGACGGATTTTATCCGGTTTATATCAGAGTTACCCACCATAGGGGGACACAATTCATGAAGACCGACAAGATGGTCACGAAGAAAGAACTTTCCAGAGCGAAAGAAATCGAAGACCCCTACGTGCTTCAGTATTGTGCCGGGCGGATAGTGGAATATAACGAGCGGCTCAACAAAAAAGACATTGAACATTGGACGGTCAAGGAAGTGGTGGATTTTCTTACGAACGGCAATGACGATATTTGTTTTTCGGATTATGCGAGAGTGCATATCGACAGAATGATTGACCGTGGGCAGGAAAGGAATGCCAAGAACTACAAGCTTGCCCTACAACATCTGGAACGGTTCATCGGAACCAACCAAGTGATGTTCGCTCAGTTGACCTCTACGCAGGTGAACAAATGGATAAAGTCGCTTGAACAGACGCATAGGGCAAAGGAAATGTATCCAATCTGTATGCGTCAGGTATTTAAAGCCGCCATGTTGGAGTACAACGATTACGATAACGGTATAATCCGTATCAAAGTCAACCCATGGGTGAAAGTGGAAATACCAACGGCTGATCGTGCGGAGAAGCTTGCCATTACCCCCGAAGCATGTCGGGAGTTCTTTTCATTCCCTCTGCCGGAAAGTAAGATGAAATATCCACAGACGGAGTTCGGGCGTGATGTTGCTATGATGGTGCTTTGCCTTGCAGGAATCAACACGATTGATCTGTACAATCTAAGAAAGCAGGATTACCGGAACGGAATTATCCACTACCAACGGGCCAAAACGAAGAAGTTCCGTGCGGATGGTGCGTATATGGAAATGCGGGTGCCAGCAATCATCCAGCCGCTATTTGAAAAGTACATGAACACGGCAAAAGATGATGAGCGTTTGTTCAATTTCTATCAGCGCATGACTACATCGGACAGTTTTTGCGCCAATGTCAACAGTGGGATAAGGCAATTATGCAAGGCTATGGGAATGCCAAAGGAAGAGTGGTATTCGGCTTACACGTTCCGGCATACATGGGGAACAGTAGCTCAGAATGATGTACGTGCCTCTATCTCGGAAGTGGCGTTTGGCATGAACCATAGCAATGGACACAACGTAACACGAGGGTATATCAAGATTGACTTCTCCCCTGCTTGGGAACTGAACGAGAAAGTAATTGATTTCATTTTCTTCTCCGGTAAGGCTTCTGTACGTGAGCAGAAACAGGAGGATGTGCATTTCCGCTTGTCATACCGCTATATGGTGAATGCGGCTGCATACCACAACGGGCAAAAGGTGGCGGAACTGACCGATGTAGGCTTCAACAATGTGGACGAGGTGATTGCCCGGCTCGTAACTATGCTGCCGGATGATATTCCGAACCGTTCAATGGTGATGTTCAAAATCGTCAACCTCGACAAAGACCAGACGGTGGTGTACCAACGGCAGAAAGGGAAAGGATTCTGATTTTTTTTGTGACTTCACGAAATGATATAAGCCTGCAAGGTATTTTTCTTTGTAGGCTTTCTTTTTTATTCAATTTTTATTCTTGCCCTAAAATCGAAAATTTCTTCACGTGCGCACGCACGCGCGGTAGATGTAGTAGTAGATATATATATTTATTTTATGGTATATCTTCCGAAGAAATGGGATATAATTGTACATTTATTGCTATTTCTTCCGAAGAAATACCCTTTTCTTCCGAAGAAATGTACATTTATGGCTGTTTCCTCCGAAGAAATACCCCTTTTCTGTACATTTATGGTTATTTCTTCCGAAGAAATAAATGTAATATCTTCTGAAATTATGTCAAAAAATAGCTCATTTCAGCCATTTCAGAAGATTTTTGAGGTGCTTTTGAGCTGATTTTCGCATAAAAAATTCAATCTGTACAAGAATGTACATTTATGCGTGTTTTTTCCGAAGAAATACCCCTTTTCTGTACAATTAAGGCAATATCTTCCGAAGAAATCCGAAGAAATGGGGTATAATTGTACATTTATTGCTATTTCTTCGGAAGAAATGCCCTTTTCTTCCGAAGAAATTTTACGGTCCGGACATGAAAAAAGCGACATTCTCTCGAACATCGCTTCAAAGCAAATCAGTAAAATCGTCCCCTTTTCGGGTTGGGGTTCCCTTGACATGAAGACAATCTAAAGTAGAGGGTAATAGATTATTCTTCCTCGTCTTCTTCTCCGGCAAGTTTGACAAGCTTGTCCTCAATGGTGAGTTTGACCTCGCCATCGTCTATGCTGATATTCTTAGGCATGATGATTTTAATGAACTCTGTCGACACTTTCACCCTGTCTTTGGGGTCAAGTTCCATGAAGTCCTGCATTATTAGTGGCGTCACATCTCCTTCGGGTATAGTGTTGTGCGCTTCAAGCCATTTCTCAATCATCCCTTTTGCCAGTGCCGTTATTTTGTTGGGCGTACCTTTTTGCCGCCCTCCAGTCTTTTTTCCTATTGCCATAATGATTTGTATGTAAAAAGATAAAATGATGATGCGAAGATAACGGCTTACTTTCGCACGCAAGGTATAACTTTTAATAATCAAATAAAGTCTTATGGGTTTAATAGGAAGTGCCATAGGTGCTGCAGGCAGCATTTTCGGTGGGATCAAGGCATCCAAGGCCATGAAGAAAGCAAAACGTAATGTTGAGGCTCAACGGCAAAAGAATCAGGACTGGTACGACAGGCGGTACAACGAGGATGCCACTCAGCGGGCTGATGCACAACGCATCCTTACGCAAACTGAAGAGAGTATAAAACAACGTAACAAAGCCGCTGCCGGTAGTGCAGCCGTCATGGGCGGTACTGATGAAAGTGTGGCAGCGGCCAAAGAAGCGAACAACAAGGCTCTTGCCGATGCAACATCACAGATTGCCGCTGATGCAGAAGCACGTAAGGACAATATCGAAGCCACTTATATGCAAAACGACAATGCTTTAGTGGAACAGCTTAACGCCATTGAGCAAGGCAAGGCCAATGCCATATCGGGAGCTGTACAAGGAGTAACTAACGCGGTAAGTCAAATGCCTTTCTAAACTATTTCAATATGGCAACAATGGATGATATTTTAGGAAACGGAGGTGGTACGCCTCCGCCCAAAGGCTCTAAGGAATGGCACGAACAGCAGCAAGACGCTCCTTCCGTATCATCCCCGGCAAAGGGTACACAGAAATGGACGGAACAACAAGCAGCTGCGGCTCCTGCCGTTACCGGCTCCCAATCTGAAACGGTCGCTGCACCTCCGGCCAAACAAGCCGATGTGAACGGTGGCAGTCTCTCATACGCTGAATTGTACAAAAAACTCAATCCCTATAAACCGCCAACGGACGAGGAACTTGCTAAAGAAAAGAAGAAGCAGAAACGTGAACAGATATTCGCAGCCATTGGTGATGGTATATCGGCACTCTCGAACTTGTTCTTCACCACGCAGTACGCTCCAAATATGTATACCGGTAAGAATACCATGTCAGAACGTACCAAAGTGAGATATGACAAGCTGATGAAAGAACGTGAAGGCAAGGAGAAAGAATATTATGAGGGGCTGATGAGGGCAAGAATCGCTGATGAAGAAAGGGATGACCGTGAACGTAAGTGGCAAAGGCAGCTTGGTCTTGACGATTATAACCGCATACGGAACGATGCCAAAGAGGAACGCGACAGGCAGATGTTTGAATTGAATCTCCAACTGCAAGGCAATAAAATATCCGCATCCGAAGCTGAAGCCAAACGCAAAGGAATTGAAGCAAAATATGCAGAAGAACTTGAAAAGGCAAGGCTTGAAACCGAAAAGGCTAAAGCTGGTGCTTCAAAGGCTTCCGCTTCCGCATCCAATGCCAGAGCAGAATATTACAACCGAGGTGGTGGCAGTGGAAAGGCCGGAGAATATCCGTGGTATGACAGCGATGGTAACAAGCATTTTGCACACTCGTATGAAGCCATGCGTCAGAACGCCATAGACAATGGAACATGGAACGAAGAAACTCAGGCTTCGACCACCGAGGTCAAAAGTGGAAGAGGGAAAACCGTCAAGACATCTGAAACGACAAAGCCCGGTAAAGGACATTCTTCTAAGCCACAGAAAAAAAGTCCAACGGCCGATAATAAAAAGAAAAGTCCAACATCATAAATAAAATACTATGCCTGAAGAAAAGGATAAGATAAAAAAACTGTATGATACGTTTGTTTCTGATGGTTACGACATGGAGAGCGAAGAAGATTTTCGCAAGAACCTGTTAGATTCAACCAAACGTAAAGCGGCTTACGACGCTCTTGTAAAAGATGGTTATGATATGGAGCCGTTTGAAGAATTTGAAAGCAATATAGGGTTTGGAAAGGAACGAACCTCATCGCAACAATCGGGAAACAGTGCTTCCGGAACGGTTGAAGAACCCATTTCACCTGCTAATGAACAGACATGGCGACCTACAGAAAAGGAGAAAGTAGCGATGTTGACCGAAACCGACCGTATTATGAACGATGTGAAATCCCATACACAAACATTCAACGAACGCATAGACAATATGCAGGAATATGGGATAAATCCCGGCTTGCAGACCAAAGAGGGAAAGATGATATTCAATCCTGAAAGTGGGAAGTTGGAGAAAACGTTCCTCACTCCTGCCGGAAATCGTTATTACAGCAAGTCATTGGCTGACATGGAAAGCTTTCAGTACCGCCAAGCTGCCGATATGTCCATAGGCGGACAGTTGCGCAAGGCAAACCTCCGGTTGCAGGAGTTGAAAGCCAAGCAAGAGGAAAGAGCATCAGAAGTACACAAGGAATGGGCAGAAGAGACAGAAAACAACAAAGCCCCTCTCGCTGCCATACTGGGAGCTGCCACTTATACGCCCCGCCAACAATCTGACAAGGAAAACCGTGCGTTATCCGTAGCCATTCGTGAAACAGAGGAACTGATTAAGAACCTTGAAGAACAGAAAGACCGTGAAAACGGTGTAGATGTAGGCTTTTGGCGTGGTTTCGGTCGCACTATGGGTGATGTGCGCACGTGGGATTTCGGTATGGGTGATATGCGTGACGCATTTACGATGATGAATGCCGATGAACTGAAAAAAGAAAATGCCACAGAGGGTGAACGTGAAGCGCATGATGCAATGATGGGCGCAATCCATGAGAAGCAACAAGCAGAGGAAAGATACAGCGGAAATGCAGATTTTTGGAACAGAGCAGGTGTAATGACAGGCTATATGCCGTCCTTCATGCTGGATTTCGTATTGACAGGTGGAGGATTTAACGGATTGTCCTCTTTCTCCAAAGGAAGTACCAGACTTGCAACAAAGGTTATAAGCAAAGAAACGGCTGAAAAAATGGCTCAGCAGGGTTTCAAGTCCTATATCAAAGAAAATGGAGCCAAAGGTTTGGGACGGTATGCAACCGACTGGACCATCAAAGCACTCGGTACAACTGCAGATGATTTGCTTGTACGCGCTCCACTTATGGCCAATACAGTACAGGCAGGGAAAACTACTGCTGACATTATTGACCGTAAACTGGGTGATGTGGTTGTTGATGAGAACGGCAACTATGATTTTTCCAACGACAAGACTTGGGGGGATGCCATTTGGCAAAGTGAAGCCAATGCCATCATTGAGAATTATTCGGAAATGTTCGGTGCACATCTTGATCCGGTCTTTACTCTTGGGAATATGAGCAAACTCGCCAATGTTGTAGGTGCAAAACGTATCGGTGCAGTGCTTTCAAAGGCTGACGCAAGTGCGTTGAACGGTATCATGGGACAAACTCATCAGATGTTCAACAAAATGGGTATGAGTGATTATGTCGGTGAGGTTTCGGAAGAATACTATGGACAACTGTGGCGCACCATGCTCAATCTTGATGATGCCTATCAACAGAATCCGGACGGTACACGTACCAATTTGTTTGCCAGTGGCCAATTTCATGGTGACATTTGGGGAGGCATGGCACTCTCTATGGGATTGATGGGCGCAGGAAAACATACTTTGTCTGCTGCAAATTATACTTCCATGAAGCATGGTGTAAATAAAGCGGACGCAAAAGTGAATGAATTACTCGGCAAAGAGGTATGGGAGCCATTAAAGGCGACGCTTGACCTTACTACCAATGAGAATATCGGTGAAGTTGCGGAACTTATTGCCGGTGATAAAGATTTTACCATCAATGAGAAAGCTGCCGTTCTGGATTATATGGAACGCTCGTTGAATTTGCGAGGATTTAACCTTGCTTCTATGGCTCAATCACGTGGCGGCAACCGAAACGAAAGTGTACAACAAGCAAATGACAGTTATCTCGACGGGTATAATATCATTTCTTCGCAGGAGATGAACGATGCAAAGAACATGTATGAGTATCAGCGTGCAAGGGTTGCAGACCTCGTGGATGAGAGCATGTTTGCAATGATTGAAGAAAATCCGATTGCCACATTAGAGTTTGTGAATGGCAACGAACAATGGAATGATGAAGATAAGGTTTCCGTAATCGATTATATTAATGCCAAGCAGGTGTATAACGGCATGATACAACGTGTACGTGATGATATAGACGGTCGTATCGAGCAGAGCAACTCAATGATAGATGCACGTGTGAACCGTAATACCGGCATGATACAGGGGGCAACGATGAAGCAGGATGAGCGGAAGGTGTATGTAATCAGTGGCAAGCTTGTACCTTATGACGATGGTAGCGGTGTGAGCGTAACTGATTCGGACAACAGCATCATCATTCGCGATTCGGAAACCGGCGCACTTGAACAAGTATCACCTGATGCAGTATTGTCTCTTGATGAATCGCAAGACCCTAACGAGCAAAAAGAATTGGCAGAACAAGCCATTGTGGAGCAGTTCGCACGTGAAGCGGCTGATAAGATAGACGGTAAGGTTACATTCAATCCGGGTGATGCCTATACTATTACCGGACAGGATGGTTCACAGATGCAAGTACAGATTATAGCCAACGAGGACGGTATTGTGGATAATGGGGACGGCACAGTTAACGTTTCGGACGGCGTGAACATCTTCCCGTTGGCAAAAGAAACCATACAGCAACAGGCTGATGCGGCAAATTTGGCACGTGTGGCGCAGTTCGAGCAGCAGAGAACCATTGAGAATGCCGAACGGAAACAGGAGATGCAAGAGGCTGAAAGACCACAATACGCCCTCAATGACATTGTTTCGCTTACCGATGAGAACGGCGTTACCGTCCGTGGCAATATCACAGCAGATGCTGATGCGGATGGCAAGTATGAGGTATTTACCGAAGCCCCTATCAACGGCAAGCGTGTGAACCTGTTTACCCGTGATGAACTTGACAATATGTTGTTGGAGCATAACGGAGTAGCGTTTGAACGCCCTGTCGAGAATGAGAGCAACAATGGTGCGGAAAATATTCCCGAAAATGATAACAATGCCCCTCAAAATATTCCTGCCATGCAGAGAATACCAAAGGATGAGCAGGGAAATCCACTATATGAGCAGGCCGACAGCGACACAGCTTGGGATGCCATTGTGGAGCAGACTGAGGGTGATGAGGATATGGCACAGACCGTAGCCGATGGAATGGTTGCCGACAAGGAAGAAGCCTTGAAGAAGTTGGAGAAAGCCAAATCGAAAGGTGGCAACTCCATTGCCGAAAAGATTGCTTCCGAGAAAGAACGCAAAGCGGCGATTGATGCAGCCAAACAGGAATTGCTCGTTTGGCAGAAGATAGCCGGTACCGCCAAACGCAGAAAAATGGAAGCGGATGATGAACGCAGACGTATTGCCGATGAAGCAGCCGCATTGCGAAAGGCAGAAGAAGAAAAGTTACGTGCCGAACGTGAGGAAGCGGAACGCATCGAGCGTGAAGCCCTGAACGGAGTGCCGGACATGGTGGACGACAAGCCGCAGGATGCACGGGCAAGAGGTTACAGACGCATGAACGGTCATAAGATAGACAGACAAGAGCCTGTACAGGCATTGCAGGGAAAGGAGGTATCCGTAAAATTCAGTGATGATGCCATTGTAGGTGGTCGTGTAGCCGTGATTGATGTAAACTTGTTGCAACCGAGCCATATTCAAGGCGTGCGCAACCCTCTGCACTTTATTGACGAAGCGCAGCCAAAAGAACGGAATGACGAGGCAAGTGTATTGTCTGCACGAAAGATTGCCGGAAACATACGCCCCGAAGAAATCACATCTTCTGTTACCGCCTATACAGGCGCACCTACCGTGAACGCACGGGGCGAAGCCATACAGGGCAATAACCGAAGTGACGCACTTCGTATCATGTGGGAGAACCATCCGGAACAGGCGGCTCTTTACAAGCAGTATCTGAAAGACCATGCGGAAGAATTTGGATTACAAGCAGAAGACATTGAGGCTATGGAGCATCCTGTCCTTGTGAACATGGTTGATGTGGACGATGCAGAGGCTATCCGTCTTGGCCAGTATGTGGCACAGGACACAGAAAGTGGAGGTGTTGAACGCATCAAACCTAAAAACGCCTTGCAGCGCATGGGAGCCGAAATGCGTTCGTTTGCCAACTTGCTGCTTAGGACTTCGGATGATGAAATGTCATTTGCCGGACTTGTGGATTCCAATGGTGCTAATGTTTTGAAATGGATGAGCCAAAGAGGTTTCATTACTCCCACACAATACAAGAGTGCGTTTGACAGCAAGGGTAACTTGACTCCCGAATCCAAGAATGATTTGCGTGGTATCATGTATCAAAGCATATTCAAGGACGGTAGTACACGGTTGGAGGAAATGTTCAACGTATTACCGGTAAAAGCACAAAAAGCTATTCTTGCCACTGCTTTTCGTGATTATGATAGTCCGAACAGTGAACGAATGGTAGATGAGATACAGAATTCCGTTCGTGCTTACTATGCTTTGTCCCAAGATAAAATGTTTGCAGAGGCAAAGAACTTCAAGGAAGCACGTACTGCCGTAGAAAGTTGGAAACGCCAGTATCAAATGGATGATGTCACTGGGGAAAGTTATCTCCCTGCTGATAAATTCAGTAACTTTGTCCTGCATTTGGCCGCAATGTATAAAGGTGAAAGCCAAAGCTTCATTCAAAATACATTCGGCAAGATTTATGACCTTATACAAGGTACACAGGAAGAAACTCTGTTCGAACAACCGGACAATACCCCTCGGACGCTCGTACAGGCTATTAAAGAAACATTTAATTTAGATTACAATGGACAACAACGAAGCAATGTATTGGTTGGCGATACTGCAACAAGCCAACGAGGGCAGCAAGGAAGCAATGGAACTCTTGCGCCAAGAGAACGAGTTGAGAACAGAAATGGGACAACTGATGATACAGGAAGAACTGAAAGCATTGGTGGACAAAGCGAAATAGAATCTTCTTTATCACAAGAAGAAATGCTGTTTTCTGATGATACTGACAATCAACTTAGTGCAAAAATAGCAAGACGTATTGAAGTTCAAGAAGATGATTGGATTGAAAGCGGAAAGTATGGCGATACTTATAAACAGACAATTATTGTTGATGGTACTCATAAAGTTATAAAAGTTGATGCACCTGATACGAAAGGTAATTATATAGGTAGCGCTTATGAGTAT